GCTACACCTGAACAAAGGAGACAGGAATGACCATTTTGGTTGACGGCGAACTCGTTCTTTACGGGTTCGTTGGTGATAACTATTGGGATGAAGGCTTCACTGCCAGTGATGTGATTTATGCCTTGGCTGAAGTTGGCCGCAACGCTGATATCACCGTCCGCATCAATTCCGGCGGTGGATACACTGATGACGGCATTGCCATCTACAATGCGTTTGTGGCGCATAAAGGCGCTGTCGCGGTGGTCGTGGATGCCATGGCTGCATCCAGCGCATCCTTGATTGCGATGGCCGGTGACACCATCACTATGCGCGCCGGTTCACAGATGATGATTCATGGCCCGTCTGGCATTGCCTATGGCAAGGCCAAAGACCTTGAAAGCTACGCTGAAAGCGCGCGCAAGGTTGGGCGCGGCATGGCTGAAATCTATGCTGAACAGTCTGGTGAAGATGTCGAAGACCTTCTGAAAGAAATGGAAGGTGAAATCTGGCTGACACCTGATGAAGCTGTTGAACGCGGTTTTGCGACTGACGCTGTGAAGGCCAAGTCATCGAACGTCACTGCCTTTGATTTCCGGCAATACGCGAACGCACCCGAACGACTCGTTGCAATGGCAGAGAAGAAGGATTGGACCTTCACTGCCAGTGCGCCAAAGGCGGCGTCCGCTGCCAAAACCAAAGCCAAGAAGGAAAAACCCAAAATGGCAAAACAACCCGCAACAGCGGACCCGAAACCTGCACCGACAACGGCAGAACCGGTTTCCGCTGCCGATGTAAAGGCACGCATCAAAGCCATCACGGAAGACGATGCAGCGCAGGGCCGCGAAGGGCTTGCGAAGCATTTGGCGTTCGACACGGACATGCCAGCTGAAGACGCGATTGGTGCGTTGAAAGCTGCCGCATCTGATGCCCCAGCAAATGCAGTCGAAGAACCTGCAGACCCAAAAAGCTATCAAGCGAACCGGTCGGCCGCAGCTGCTTTAGCGCAACCAGGTGGCGGTGGTGATGCACCAAAAAAGACCGCCAAGACTATCGACACGCGCGGTATCTACGCCAAGCGTAACGCACAGAAAGGGGCGTAAGAATGAACAGCGAAACTATGCAAACACGCAACCTGGCATTTCTTCTTTCTGAAGGATCTGGCCGAATTTCCCGCGCACAGGCCACAATTCCGTCAGGGACTGGGAAGGTTTCAGCGGGCACTGTCATTGGCGAACTAACTGCATCTCCTGGCAGCTTTGTTCCTTCGCCAAATGGCGCAACCGTAGGCATCGAAGGTGCAGAAGTGGCCAAGGCGATCTTGGCCTATTCGGTCGATGCGACGTCGGCAGATGTAGATGTCGCCATCATCGACCGAGATGCTGAAGCCAAACTGCCAATGCTGACGTTTGAAGCGTCAGTTGATGATGAAGCCAAGACTGCCGCCAAGGTCGCACAGCTGAACGCTGTCGGCATCCGCGCGCGATAAGGGAGAGCGACAATGGAAGATGAATTCGACATCGTAACGCTGACGGCGACCATCAACGATCAACCGTTTGTTCCTGGTCAAATGGGCGCGACGGGCGTCTTTGATGAAGAAGGCGTGCCAACGACAAACGTCAAGGTTGAAGAACAGAATGGCAAGTTGGACATAATCGAACCGACCCCGCGCGGTGGTCCTGGCCAAACGGTCGATGATGAAGATCGAAAGTCATTCACTTTCGAAGTTGATCACTTCGAAATCAACGATTCCGTGAACGCTGACGAAGTTCAGGGTGTGCGCATGTTCGGGACTACAGACGAACTAGAAGTCATGGAAAACCGTATAGAAACCAAGCTGACCCGCCATGCCCGGTCGATGGATGCCACCTTGGAGCATCAACGCATTGGTGCCGCCAAGGGCATCGTGTTGTCCGGTAAGGGCAAAGTTTTGCACAACCTGTACGACCGGTTTGGTTTGGCGATGCCTGCACCTGTCGTTTTGGGTTTGGGTGGGCAAGTTGTAGGCCTTGCCACGGCAATCAAAGGCAATGTGGTTCACGCAATCGAAGATGAACTTGACCAAGCATATGGCCACATTCATGGCTTGGCCGGTCGCGATCTCCATGCAGCATTGTGGGAGCAGAAGGAGGTGCGTGAAACCTATCTTGCGGACAACCAAGGCTATCAGCTGCGTGATGGGGCACCTGACATCTTCAAAGCGGGTGGCGTGACATGGGAGCGTTACCGTACCGGACGACGCGCTTCTGCTGCAAATGTCGCTGGCGCATTCATCGCGGATAATGAGGCGCGGGTCTTCCCTGTTGGCGTTCCTGAACTGTTCATCACGCGCTTTGCGCCAGGTGACTGGAATGGTCTGCCCAACACGATGGGTTTGCCGCGCTACACGCGCATGAAGGCGATGTATAACGACAAGGGCTATCACCTGGACAGCCAGATGAACGCCATTTCGCTTTGCACGATGCCCAAGGCTTTGCGCAAAGTTACCATTTAACGCGCAATCCAAAACGCGAAGTCAATTCAATTGGCCCGGCATGAAAGTGCCGGGCCTTTGACTGCATCCCCATGCGGTGGACCGCATCGGAATTCAGCCGGAAAAGGAGACAATCATGGCAAATGGGAAAAAGAAATGGGTCGCGTTCAAAGGCAACTTGACCATTCCAGCGGCAATGGCCGGTCAAGAAAAAGATCAAAAGGTGCAGAGTGGTGAACCAGTTCAGGTTCCGGCGTTTTACGCTGACAGCGTTGTTCAAGATGGCATCGCTGAGCACTGCGAAGCACCGAAGAGAAAACCAGCAGCAAAGAAGTCTGTTGAGCCGACGGCTGAAGAAAAGGCTGCGCAGGTTGAAGCTGCTGAACAGGCTGTGAAGGACGCACAGGCGGCGCTGGATGCCGTGGGTCTTGGCAAGTCTGCAGGTCCGGAAATTGAAGCTTTGAAGGTTGCAAAAGAAGCCTTGGCTGCACTGCAGGACTAATGGACAGCGCGCTGCGCGAAGAACTGATGGAAGCGGTGGATGGTGTTTGGGCGGAAACGCTTAGGCATCTTCCGCTGTCTGATGGTCAGGAAGACCTGACGCGCGAAAAGGTCGAATTCACTGCGGTTGTCCGAACTGGTGATCGCGAAGCGGAACAGATGAACTTTGGTCGTGGCAACAACGCGCGGTCTGGAATTGCAACTGCAGGAGGTCACTTGCGCATCGATCGTTCTGTTCATCCAGACATTGATGTGAAGAAAGGTGACAAGTTCGTCGCGCTAGAACGTGCGGGGCAACCTGCCTTTGAGGTGCTGACGGTCGATGACCGGTCACACCTGCGCTTAATTTGCGAATTGGGAGATGCCTGATGTCACTGACTATGATGGCCTTGCGGATTACTGCTGTTGAGGCCCTGAAAGCGGGTGGCACGATGGTGGGCACCAATGTTCTGGACAGCCAGATTTCAGCCATTGACCAGACTGTGGATGGTGACCTGAAGACAGACCAGAAACGCCCCTTCATTGCGGTCTATTCAGACAACAGCAAGGCGGACAATTTGGGTGACACTGGACTGCGCGCGAACGGTCGGGTCGAATTGACGTTCAATTGCGGTGTTTCTTTGACCATGGGTGAATTGAACAAAGAAACCGGCGTCACGGAAATCATAGAGGGTTTGCCATCCACTGATGCGCAGTTCGAAGCCGTTCTGGACATTCTTGGATGCCAGATTTGCCGCATTCTGACGGATGCTTCAAACCCTTGGGCGCAAGTCTTTGGCAATCTTTGCACTTTCGTTTCCAAGGTACAGGTCCGGTCCAGTAGCGCTGCGGAAAACGTGCGTTTGGCCTGTGGTCAAGTGAAGGTGACGGTCAATGCTTATGCGGACCCGCCGCTTGGTCAGGTGTTTGCGGTAGGGAGTCATTGGCCAACCTTTCTGGCGCTGATGGAACAATATCAGGTGAAGCAGCTTGGCCTTTTTCAACTTATGTTGGGTCAGCCCGGTGTGGCTGAAGATCCAGACTTTGAAGCGTTGACTGGCATGACAACGCGCGATGCGGCGTCACTACGGCTGTATTCCTTCGATGGCGTTCCTGCGGAGTCCAGGATTGAAGAACCTTCTTCGGTTGTGGACCGCAGCTGATGGGTCTGCCCGAACAAATGGATGACATGCGCCGCCGATTGGCAGCGCTGGAAAGGCGATTTGGGTCACAAGGTCGCACAGGCGTTGTCACTGAAGTCGATGCTGCAAATGGGCTTGCCCGCGTGCAGCTGACTGAAGGCGAAGCGCCAATGTTGACGGGCTGGATTCCGTGGGTTGAGCGTGCGGCTGGCGCAAACAAAACCCACAACCCGCCATCTGTTGGTCAGCAGGTAGAAATCAAATCTGAAAGCGGTGACCTGCATGACGCAACCATTCAGGGCAGTCTGAATTCAGTGTCAAATGGCAGGCCGTCAGATGCCGGTGATGAATTCGTGCTGCTGTCGGTTGGCGCAGCATCAATCAAAGCGACAGGCGGTGGTTCGACCATCGTCATATCCATCGGCGGGTATTCGCTAACACTATCGTCTGCGGGGGCTGTCAACACCGGTGGGGCTTTGTCCCATAACGGAAAGAACATTGGCGACACGCACAGCCATAACGGCGTGATGGCCGGACCATCAAACACTGGAACACCAAACTGAAGGGAAAGACCATGACTGCATTGAAAGACTATGAAGTGAATGAAGCACGTTTCATCGCGGGGCAGCACCGAAAGGTAGGTGATCCGGTTCGGATGACCGAACGGGCGGCCAAATACTATGTCGCGCCCAATGGCACGGGGCTGAAACCTTTAGCTTCGACGAATGCGCTGTCTGGCGAAAAACCAGAACCAAAACCCGCCAAAAAAGTGGCAAAGGCACAAGGCTAAATTCTATGGATTTGGACCACCACACAGGGGAGATCATCGATGGTTGGATGCATGTCGTTCAAAGCATCGAAGCCATTCTGGTGACACGCCTGAACACGCGCGTGTTTATGCGCCAGTTCGGTTCCGAGGTTCCTGTGATGGTGGACATGCCTATGAACGACGCCAACATCATGGCCCTTTATACGTCGGTTGCTGAAGCAATCGACCGTTGGGAGCCACGATTTGAACTGACAGATGTGACCCTTTCGGCTGGTGCTGATGGGGTCATGGCTTTGCAGCTGAAGGGCAATCATTTGCCCAATGCCCACTTGGGTGATGACACGGTTGTAAATGACGAAACGCAAGCCATTCGTGTGCAAGGCACCCGGGTGGACAATTGGAGCCTTGCACTATGAGCCGTTTTGCAGCCCTAGACCTTTCAACCTTGCCAGACCCGTCGTCCGTCGCGGTTTTGGATTTCGATGCCATTTTGGAAGCGCGCCTTCAGGAATTGGAAGCGCAGCTGTCGGAAGTGTTTGATGCACCAAAGGTCGTTGAAGCAATGGCGTTGGCGCGCAATATTGCGGCCAGCCCGATGCGCTATCTGAATGAAGCGGCAGCGGCGCGTGAACTGTATCTGTCAAATCAAATTAACGCTGCTATTCGGGCGGTGTTTCTTTCGACTGCGCGAAACACTGATCTAGACCAAATTGGTGCAAACCGGAGTGTTGTTCGTAAGGTTCTGGATGAAGCCGACCCAAACAATATCGTCCTTGAAAGTGATGAAGCGTTTCGCGCCCGCATACAATTGGTCATGGAATCCTATTCGCCGCACGGAACTGAAGGATCTTATGTCTACTGGGCGCTGGATGCTGATGACCGAGTTGTGGATGTTGCAGTTTACGGTCCTAACCATGGGCTTGTTCCTGCGATCCTTGCTGCTGAACCCAAAATGGTCGTTCTGTCATCTGAAGGGGATGGCGAAGCCGATGCGGAGCTGCTGGACGCGGTGTATGATAATTGTACCGCGGACACGCGACGTCCGGTTGCTGACAAGTTAACGGTCATTTCTGCAACGCCGGTGCCTTACGCCATCGAAGCCGTGTTGCATGTTACGTCAGCGGCTTCGGCCGGCGCAGTTCTGGCAGCTGCGCAGGCAACGGCTGACGCGTTCATACGCAATCGCCTGCGTATAGGACGTAAGCTATATCGCACGTCGCTGGCTGCAGCATTAAGCGTCGATGGTGTTGTTGATGTGGTCATCACGCAACCTGCTACGGACTTGGATGTCGGTCCTTTTGAAGCGCCGCATTGCGTGGCGGTAAATGTGACAGCGGAGGCGGTGTCAGGCGGGTGGCGTGATGTTTGATCGAACACAAAGCATGCTGCCGAAAACGGCAACGGATTTGGCCCGCGCTTTGGATATTCTGGAAGAACGGCTGTTCACGTTGCCGGTCGCGATGATTTCCAAAGACCCGATGTCGGTTTCTGAAGCCTTGCTGGACCATCTTGCATGGGAAAATTCAGTGGATGTTTGGGATGTCGATTGGCCGGATGACATCAAGCGCAGCGTGGTTGCGATGTCGGCAGAAGTTCATCAATTCAAAGGCACGCCATATGCAATTAAGCGTGCGCTTGATGCTTTGGGCGTTCGCATCGAATTGAAAGAATGGTGGCAGGTATCACCTGAAGCCGCACGGGGCACATTTGATGTTACTGCGTATGCAGATCGGGCGCTATATCCTGATGAAGAAGTGTTCTTCAGTCAACAAATGGTGCGCGCCATCATTGCGGTAATTGAACGTGTGGCACCAGTGTCTCGCGGCTTCTCTATCGCAGTTGGAGCTAAGTTGCGTCCGCAATCCATACGCATGGGTGTGAATGTATCAACCACCAGCTTTGCGCGGTTCCGGATGCATGTGATTTAGCCGGCACTGCGCTAATCATTTGGTTTTTAGGCGCCCGAGAACGGGCCAGCGGTTTCCGTGACACCTAGTAGAATTTTCGCAATCCACACTTGAGGTTCGCCAATGACGATTTACCATCACGGTACGCGCACGACGGAAATTAACGTTCCATCGTCGGCGCGCGGAATAGTTCTATCAGGTTCGGTTCGGCTTTTTTCCAGTCTAAAAGTTGGTTTAGCCATCGACCCGAAAATCACCATTTTAGTACGTTGCAAAATGACGATCACTGACAATGAAGCAGCTGCTGAAAGCGTCTGACCAAAATTAACTCAAACACAAATCGAGGAGTGCTATGTCGGATACATATATCCCAATAATTACGCACGCGGGTTTTCAAGCCGCCATGGATGCCAACGCTGGTGGGTTTTCATTGGACATCACCCACGTTGCAGTCGGTAGCTCAGGCTACATTGTCCCAACAAACGCAAGCGGTAAGGCCACGCAAACGGCTTTGATTGGCGAACAACAGAGAGTCGCAATCCAAGACGCGCGCGACGTTGGAAACGGTCAGAAGGACATCTCTTTTGTGGTCGAAGGCGCTGGCGATTACTTCATCCGAGAGGTTGGTTTCTTTCTGGGTGATGGCACATTGTTCGCCATCGCATCGCATCCAACTCAGGGTCTGATTTGGAAATCTTCAATTTCTCGCGCGGCCATAGCTTTGGAATTGATAATCGAAGCCGTGGACCCAACCAGTGTCAACATTGTTTCAGTAGGCCCACCTTTACAGCTGCTGATGACCAATGAAATCGCAACTCTGTCAACATTTGCAATGAAAAACGGACTAGAAAATCTGCGCTTGGCAGATCGTGTCCGTGAAATATCAGGAGACTATTGATGCCCGAAACTACACATGAAGCCTTGGTTCGGCAGACGGCCACGGCTGAGGAGTTGTTGTCCTATTTCCAAGGGCAGCGAGATCAATTCAATCAAGACGTGGCTGATGCACAGGCAGCTTATGGCGCGCTTGCTGCTACCTTAAAGGCCGTCGTTAAGGACGAAATGTTCGCCACGATCAACTTCAAACCGAACGAAGCTGCGGTTGATTTTTCGGAAAATGGTCATATCCGCAATTGGGATGAATACCTTCAATGGGTATATCAAATTCCAAAGGGTGGGTATGCTCGACTGATCATGCACGAAGGAACACTGGAAGTAACGTCAAACATCAGCGTCACTTTCATTGGGGCTAATGATCTTCGATTTGAAGCAGCGGCTGGTCTGGCCACGCGCCCAATATTGAAAATTATGGGCTACGACAACGTGACCTACAATCGGATCTACTCATTGAATCCGGGCAGTTACGGCAGTGTTAGCATTTTTGGTTGCGACCTAGAAGTGGAAGTTCCTGCAAATCCTGCCGTGCCAACTGCGAATGGAATGAAGGCGATTATTAGCCAATCTGTTCCGTGCAGCCTTCATCTACAGCAGTGCAAAGTTACATGTCCTGCTGGCTTTGGTCTTGTCCAGCAAACTCAAGGATCGCACATCGATTTCGCGTCATACCTTTGCGAATTCGATGGCCCATTTGTGGCTGTGCAAAAGCACGGCGCGTTGGGGACAGCCCGGATTGGCGCATCAAATTTGACGTTGAGCAATGGCGCTTCTTTGCACGCCGCTGGCTTTACGCTTGGACAAGACCTGATTAAATCATAAGGAGTAATGCTGTGAATTTTGACATCACACACGGCGGTCGAATTACGTTGGCCGTTGACTACACTGAAGCCGTTGATTTGGGTTATCCAGCTTCGGTTATTGCCGCTACAATGAAGGCGAAAGCCAAGCAAAAAGTTGCCACCTTTGCCGATGATTGTCGCGCAATACTGGCCTCAAATTCAGCGGGTAAACTGGCAGAATATCGGATCAAGGCCGAAATTGCGCGCGATCCAAATAATTCCGCTGTCGCAGAGCTAGCGTTGATCGATCGAGAAGCTGTCGCGCGCGGCACAGACCGTGCAGGTTTGATTGCACAGATCAATTCTCAAGCTGCTGTTTTTCGGCAAATAGCGCTTTTGATTGGCGTGATCGAGGCAGAGACATGCGCAAGTATCACTGCAATTCCTGATGATGCCCTCAACATCGAAATGGAAATCGAAACAGTTCTTGCGGCCGCCAAGTCGCTGGCTGACGATGTGCTTTTAGAAACCCAAACTAGTTTGGCGACGTAGGTGTATATCTACAAGGCCATGGTGGTGTCGGTCTATGACGCTGACACCATAACAGTCGATGTGAACTTGGGGTTTCATCAGAAATCCGAGCACATCAAATTGAGGTTGTTTGGCATCAATGCGCCTGAAATGCGCGGACCTGAAAAGGTCGATGGCGCAAAATCCCGCGACTGGCTGCGCGATCAAATCCTTGGACAACAAGTTGTCATTCGAACCTACAAAGACGGGCGAGGCAAAGGCAAATACGGACGTTGGCTGGCCGATGTGTTTGCTGTTGATGGCCTTGTTCCGGATGGTCGTGGCGGGGTGGCCCTTTCAGCCGATGCTGTAAGCTTCAACCAGCAGCTTGTGAAAATCGGTTTGGCGGTTTCGGCAAACTACTGAAGCGCAACTGCGCACAACCCGAATGGTGTCAAAGCCCTTCACCCCGGCCAGCGTGCCGGGTTTTCTTTTGACTAAAGGAGAAAGACCAATGGCTGATCTCAGCTACCATCACGGCACGCGACTGTCGGAATCCAATGAAACCCCTGTTCTCGTTCAGGTGGCACAAACAGCCGTTGTGGGGCTGTTGGGAACGGCCCCTGATGCCGATCCGGTGAAGTTCCCATTGAATACGCCAGTGCTTCTGAAAGGCACGCCAACCGATGCTGTTGGCATTGGCGACACTGGCACATTGAAGGACGCGATTGATGACGTGTTCGACCAAGTTGGTGCTTACACGATTGTCATTCGTGTGGCTGAAGGTTTGAACCTTGCAGAAACCATGTCCAACCTGGTTGGAGATGCCACAGAACGCACCGGAGTGCATGCCCTATTGAAGTGCGAACCCATGCTTGGCATCAAACCACGCCTAATTGCAGCGCCCGGCTTTACATCAGGGGATGGTGTCACAGCAAATCCCGTTGTTGCGGAATTAATTGGAGTTTTGGACGCTCTGCCCGCTGTTGCTTTTGTCGATGGCCCGGACACCACAGACGCTGCCGCAATTTCCTATCGTCAGTTGATCGGATCGCAACGCATCTATGTCGTTGACCCAAAGGTTCTTGTCTACGACACAATATCGAGTGCGTTTGTGGCGCGTCCAGCGTCTGCCCGCTTTGCGGGTGTACAAGCTCGGGTCGATAAGACGCTGGGATTTTGGCACTCGCTATCGAACAAAACCATCAATGGCATCGGTGGCGTGACCCGTCCAGTGACCTATGGCGCGCATTCAAACTACCTAAATGAGCAGCACGTCAACACGATCATCAATATCGGTTCTGGCTTCATTACTTGGGGCAATCGGGGTGCAACCAGTGATGACCTATGGGTGTTCTTGGCCGTTCGTCGAACTGCAGATTTCATCAATGAAGCCATTGAAAAGGCCTATATGGAATTTGTGGACAAACCGTTTTCAGCAGCAAATGTCAAATTGATGATCGAGTCTGGCAATGCTGCAATGCGGACCTTCATTGCTGAAGGTGCGATCATCGGTGGCAAGGTCTGGCTGGACCAAGACCTGAATGAGCCAACGCAGCTGGCCGCTGGTCGCATCACATTGTCACTTGATTTCGAACCGCCTGCACCGATGGAAGACATCCGTTTCATCGCGCACCGCAACATCGAATACTATTTGGAATTGACCAAAGCGGCACTTCAGGCAGCAGCCTAAGTCCGGTCAAATCCGCAAACCTATGACGCAGATGCACCACCTGTGCATCTGCGCTGATGCCATCAGATGAATGGCCCATTCAGGAGATATGATATGAAATCGACCCCGGCATTCCTGCTTCGCGATTGTGCGATGTGGCTGAACGAAGATGTGAAGGTTGGTCAAGCGTCAGAAATGACCATTCCGCCCTTCAAAGTGAAAACTGACAAAATCCGCAATGCGGGCATGGTGATGGAGCGCGAAATTCGCCAAGGCTATGAACGCGAAAATGCCAAGTTCAAGATGACTGCTTTGGACCCGGCAACAGTCGGGGCCATTAATGGCATGCAGGGTACCACGGATACGCTGATGATTACCGGCGCTTTGGTGGATGAAGATGGCACTGTTTCGAACGCAACGTGCTACCTGCGCGGCTTCCTGAAGGAGGCTGACTTTGGCAGTTGGAAAGCTGGCGACAAGGCAGAAACTGACTACACGTTCGTGTGGGAATATCTGAAGCTGGAAATCGGCGGTTCTGAAATGATCGAAGCGGATGATTTCAACGTGACTGTTGGCGGCCAATCGCAGACCGCTGACATCCGTTCAGCCCTGTTGTTGAATTAAGGGGACGCACAGATGGATTTACCAATCGAAGTGCCCCTGAAGCGGCCCGTTGTGGTCGGTGATCAGACTTATGACAAGCTATCGTTTGATGAGGCTGACTTATTTGCCGAGATCGCATATGCCGATTTGGAAGCGTCGTTTTCGATCCCGCCTTCAAAGGTTGATGCAACTCGTGTGAATCTGTTCTGGATTTCGCATCTTGCGAGCATTCCAGAAGCGGTGGCGGGGAAGATCAAAAATTCTGACCTTGATGCGGTAAATGAAGCCGTAGAGACCATTTTGAAGCCAATGTTTGAAAAGGGCAAAGGTGATGAGGTTGGTGACGATTCGGGAAACGAACCCCCGGCAAAGTAGCGGAAGACTTGCGCTTTGCAGCCGGATTTGTGGCATCAGTATTTTCAACATCGTTGCCGCAGGTCTTGGCAATGAAAGTGTCAGATTTCAACAAATGGCATAAGGCCGCGCAAAAGGTGTGGGATGCCACCCGTCTGAAATTTGAATAACTTTAATCGTCAGCCAGTGATTGCTGAAAAGCATTGAGCGTGTCCCGGCCGGTTGACCGGTCGGGGCCGCTTTGATGGGTACATGCCCGGTAAAGGATGACTAGCAGCAGCGCAAATGCGCCTGCGCCCCAGATCCCGCCTGCATAGACACCCACGATGGCCGTCGCAGCGATAGCGGCAGTTATCATCAGAACGGCAAATATCATCGCAAAAATATCCATGGCTTTTATTTAGTCATATTTTCGAAAATTTCAAGGAGTGCAGCACAATGGCAGGCAAGCGGATCACTACTGAACTGGTCGTCAAGGCAGTTGACCAATATTCTAGCATGATCCGGAATATGTCTGGCGTGACTGGTCGTTTTGCGGCCAATGTTCGAACCGAGATGGGAAGTCTTCAGGGCATGCGTGGCCCGCTTCGCATGATCGAAGATTTTCGGCGTCAACAGACTGTTGTGCGTCGTTCGGCTGATGCCTTAGATGCTGCAAACGAAAAGACCCGCAAGTTGCTGACGACAATTCGCGCGACCAAGAACCCAACAGCAGCGATGCGTCGTGAATTTGAACGCGCGCGAACGACGGCTGGCCGTCTTGAAGAAAAGCATCGCCGCAATCGCGCGGAATTGCGCGGTTTGCAGGTGCAAATGCAGTCTGCCGGCGTGGATACTTCAAGCTTGGCTAGTGAACAGCGTCGCTTGGCAAGTGCTTTAGATGCAGCAAATGGCAAGTTTGCCCGTCAGGTTGAACGTATGCAGCGCCTTAAAACCATGCAGGATCGCATTGCTGAAAGTCGCGAAAGGATGCAGCGATCTTTGGCGACGGCAGCAAATCTTAGCTTTGTTGGAAATGCTTCTATGCAAACTGGGCGGCGCATCCTAACTGCTATGTCCGCGCCAATCATGCAGGCTGTAGAATTCGAAAGCGCCATGTCAGATGTCCGCAAGGTAGTGGACTTTGAAAGTCCGGCTGCTTTCCGAACAATGTCAGAAGACATCTTGGAATTGTCCACGCGAATACCAATTGCCGCGACGGGTCTGGCTGAAATCGTTGCAGCTGGTGGCCAATCTGGCATCGCGCAGGAAGAACTGGCACGCTTTGCGGAAATGGCAGCGAAGGCAGGTGTTGCATTCGATATGTCGGCAGGCAGCATCGGCACTTCAATGGCTGAAATCAAAACCGCCTTCCGGATTGATTTGGACCAGACCGGTTCCTTGTTCGATGCGATGAACCATCTGTCCAACAATTCTGCGGCACGTGCTGATGCGACGCTTGAGTTTATGAACCGTGCTGGTGCCGATGGTGAAAACTACGGATTTGACCACACGGAAACGCTGGCCATCGGTGCGGCAATGATTGCTGCTGGTGCTGGTGCGGATACTGCTGCCACATCCTTTAGGAATATGGGGCGCGCATTGACGCGGGGCGAAAGCGCGACAACCCGACAAAGCGCCGCTATGGCGCGCTTAGGGCTTAATTCTGAAGATGTGGCGCGCGCGATGCAGGAAAATGCTGTTGGCACCACGATGGATGTCATGCAGCGTCTGAATGAGTTGCCAGACCATTTGCGCGCATCGGTGATGACAGACCTGTTTGGCGATGAAGCGCGCGAGTTAACCAAGCTGATGAACAACATGCAGCTGATGCCAGAAATGCTGGCGTTGGTTGCTGACGAAACCCAATACCTTGGCAGTGCTGAAGCGGAATATGCCGAACGGTCGCGCACCACTGCAAACAATATGCAGCTGCTGCGTAATCAAACCGCCCGCTTGGGCATCAGTATCGGTGAAGTGGTGCTGCCACCCTTGAATGAATTGTTGTCGAAGTCGCAGGTCTTCATCGACAAACTGGTGACATGGACAAAGGAAAATCCAAAACTGACCAAGACTTTGGTCATGGGCGGGGTCGCCCTCGGGGCCATGGCGGTCGCTGGTGGGTTTTTGCTGACTGCGGCGGCTGGACTTATCGGCACAATGGCAGTTCTGCGCTTTGGTCTGGTGGGGTTGGGTGCGCGCGCGGCATTTGCAGCTAAGGGGTTTGGCAGTGTCAGTTCTGCTTTTGGCGGACTGATGCGACTACCTAAACTTGCGCTCTCGACTTTGATTGTCCCCCTTCGCTGGACTGCAGGCCTTATTCCACGCATGGGTATCACTGCTTGGCGTTTGTTTGCCGGGCGTTACGCGATTGGCGGATTGTTGTATCCATTTCGTTGGACGGCTCGTCTAATTGGACGCGTGCCATGGATTCGATTAGCTGGAAAACTTGCACTCTCGACTTTGATTGGCCCCTTTCGCTGGACTGCAGGCCTTATTCCACGCATCGGCATCACTGCTTGGCGTTTGTTTGCCGGGCGTTACGCGATTGGCGGATTGTTGTATCCATTTCGTTGGACGGCTCGTCTAATTGGGCGCGTGCCATGGATTCGATTGGCTGGAAAGCTTGCACTCTCGACTTTGATTGTTCCTCTTCGTTGGACAGCAAGCCTGTTACCGTTCTTCGGTCCTGCGCTTGGTCGATTTTCGGGATTTCGGACTTCTGCAGCGGCGGAAATAACTGGCTTGTCTACGCACGTGCGGACACAATCTGCTGCGATGGCGCGCAACTTGTCACGCATCCGCGCGGGGGCTTTGTCAGCCGGTGTAATGACATATTTGGCAATGCGGAATTTGCCGGAAAATCCTGAAGATTTGGCGGCCTTTCAGGAAACCAATGTTCGTTCGATGGATAGAGGGTTCCGTGCAACGCCGGGTATTAGCCATTTGATGGAGGCTTATGAAAAGAGCTTCGAGTGGTTTCATGGCTTTAAACCGCCTGTAGAACAGGCTTTGCTGCCGACAGATGCGGGCGTTCGGAGTGCAGCGGCAACCGTCCAAATTTATGCAGATGAAGATAACTTACCGACTGCCGACCGGTTGGAGGGTTTGCGCGGGATGGCTTCTGATTTGCGTGCCGAAATTTCAGCATTGCAGGCGGAAATGGATGCAATCGGCACGCCAAAACACGCTTATGATTTTGTTAGTTCTGAATACCAGCAGGCGAAAACTCAAAAGGCTTCGCGTGTTCGTGATCTCGAAACAGTAGAGCACCAGCTATCTGAAGAAGGAGTCGCAGCCGCGTCTTTGACGCAAGCGTTGCAGGTGCTTTCTGACACATCGGAAACGCCTGAAATCAGCACGGAATCAATCGACCGCGCATTAGCAAAAGTTCAAGCGTTGGCTGAGGCCGTCAGGTCGATACCGGCGGGAAGTGTTGGTGGCTCTGAAGGTACAGCGGACGTTCAGAAACGTGCGTCAGGTGGACCATTTGGCATCCGACCGTTGCTTGTTGGTGAGCGTGGTCCTGAATTATATTTTCCAAATCGGGCCGGTTTCATCGCCACAAATCAACAGACACAGCGACTGCAACGCGGGGCGCAGCGTGTTCGTGCCGCCAGTCTGGCGGGGCTTGTGGCGTCTTCTATTGCTGTTGCTCCGCAAGCCGTTACCGCGTCACCAACCAAGGAAACTAGTGCCTTTGGCACCGAAGTTCCGAGGGCCGCGCGAGTTGAAATCGGCAGTATCAACATAGTTGCGCCATCTGGTGTGTCTGATCCAGAAGGATTGGTGGACCTTATTGAAACCCGGTTGGGCGAACGAATTTCCGCCACGTTTGCAGCCAGTTTTTCAGATTAAAAGGGGCACGTGATGTCTGGACCAGTCACCATGGCTTTAGGGCCATTTTTGTTTCGTTCGCATGGCTTTGGTTACACGGATGTCAGTCGCAAGCTGGACACGACATGGGCAGAAATCGAAATTGCAGGCCGGATAAATGCATTGCAGTGGACCGGCCCGCGCTCGGAGGTTGTCACGATCAATGGCGTTCTATTTCCAAGTGAATGGGGTGGTGCTGCCACCCTAGAAGGCGTGCGATTGGCGGCCAAAAATGGCATTCCGCAGATGTTGGTTTCTTTGGAAGGGAAGGTATTTGGCAGTCAAGCAATCCAAAAGGTTGATGAAGACCGAGCCTTTCATGATCGGTTTGGTGCGCCTGGGCGAAACGCATATTCGATTGAACTAAAGCGCGTCGGGTCTGGTTTTTCGTTGCTTTCTTTATTGGGGGTCATTTGATGTCAGCCTTTTATGTCACCTCTGAAAATGACGCCTTGGACCTAATTTGTGCCCGCCATTACGGTCGCCAAGCTGGTGCGGTTGAAATGGTATTGGAGGCAAACCCGGACATCGCTGCGGTGGCGCATCGTTTGCCTGTTGGGCATTCAATTGTGCTGCCTGACACCGCCAGCAACGGGCTAGGTCAGAAATCTGTGAGGCTTTGGGATTGATGGCGCAAACACGGGTTCTTGTGGACATCGATGGCGTCCCGGTGTCTGGGCTTTTCTTTGAACGTCTGGTCAGTCTTAATATCATCGACCGCGAGGGTATCCGGTCCGACACTTTGGAAATGGTTTTCAATGACGCGGCACCGCACTTTGCGAGTCCCCGGCGCGGGGCGGTAGCACGAGTGACCATCATGGCTGGTTCGGGCGGTGGATTTTCTGGCAGCTATGTCATCGATCGAGTCGATTATCGGTGCCTTCCCTATACCATCACGGTTGGCGGGCATTCTGCTGACCTGCGTTCTGAAATGAAGACAAGTAAATCACGGCATTGGGATGACGCATCAATCAAGGATATTATCACCGAAATTGCGGGCGAATACGCGCTTGATCCAAAGATTTCCGATGCAGTTTCAGGGCACGTTTATTCTTGGATCGGGCAGCAGGATGAATCTGACTTAAACTTTTTGGAACGGGTGGCCAAGCGCCACGGAGCTTTGTTCACAATCAAGAACGGGACACTTCTTTGGCTGAAGCGTGGCGCAGGTGAAACTGCAGATGGTACGTTTGTTCCGGCGGTCACCATCATACCAACGTCAATGGTCGAAGGCAGCTGTCGTGTTTCTGAAAACGACGTGGACCGGTTTGGAAAGATCAAATCGTTTTATCAGGACCGTGGTGATGCCAAGCGGCAGGAAGTCATCGTTGATGGTGATCCTGAAGCCGACGGAGAACACGTCATTCGAGAACCCTTCGGGTCTAAGGCTGAAGCGCAGGCAGCAGCTGAAGCCTTCGCGCGCGAGATGTTGCGCGGGTTAGTGAAGACATCTTGCACCATTGTCGGGAGTCCTGAGTTGATGGCTGGTCAGCCGGTCACATATCGCGGTGTCCGGTCGGGTGTCGATGGACGCGAATTCATTCTTGAAATGGTGAGGCACAGTTTTTCAAAATCAGGCGGTTTGCGGACATCGTTTGAAGGGAAGCTGAAGGCAGGGGTGTAGG